TTAATAGGGGGCGTTTTCACGAGAACCTGCATAATATACCTCCAATTCAATTCCTCTTATAGTTTCCTCCCAACAGGCAACCCAATGGTAAGAAAGATGGCAGTGATATTTGTTTTTTCCCAGCATACTGAAATTCGGCCAACATTTTTGTATCGGGCCGCTTTCCTCCAGATCTTCAAGCAGGTAGGAAAACAATTCTTGTTCCTTTTCAGGCATTTTCAAAACCGCTTTCTGTATCTTCTTTTTTTGTATTACCCTGTACATTTGTCTGCCTATTTTTATTATAACCATATATTGGTTATAATGTCAAATTTTTATCCTCTTTCCGTACCGCAATCTTTTTCTCTTTGTGCATCGATACTGTGAACGGGCTGCCGAACGGCGCCTTTCTCTTTTTCCTGTCCAATCGCAGGCGGAAGCCTGCAATGCCTTTTCCGTTGTACAGCAATTCATAATTAAACAAGGTTTTACTGGCAACGGCTTTTTCGGTCTTTATAATAACCGTACTAAGCGTTACGGCTGGCGTTTAGTTGCAGGTTGACCAGAAAAATTAATCAGGTATAATGCAATCGGGCGCGTTTGATTATGAAAGCGCGACAAGGCACGCCGTAAACGATATGGCGTCTCGCGGGATAACAACCGTGCAGTATCAAAACGGAAAACCCGTAACACGCACGATAGAAGCAGCCGTGCGAATGAATATTTTAACCGGCATAAATCACACAGCTTCGACGATAACGATGAGCAACTGCGAGGATTTAGGCTGTGATTTAGTCGAAGTGTCGGCGCATATCGGCGCGCGCGATCGCGACGGGCCGAACCCGTGGAGCAATCACGAAGCGTGGCAAGGGAAGATATATAAATTACACGGTAGTACCGACAAATACCCGAATTTTTACGATACGTGCGGCTACGGAGAAGCGGACGGGATATGCGGTATAAACTGCCGGCATTCGTTTTATCCGTATTTTGAGGGATCCGAAGCCCGTTACAGTAAAGATGAACTCGACGACATGAAAGACAAGGAAGTCGAGTACAACGGGCAGAAGATGAGCCAGTACGAAGCGGAGCAACGGCAACGCGGTATCGAACGGAATATCCGAAAGTATAAACGCCTTGCCGAATCCGAAAAAGCGGCCAACCTCGATGACACACGTGCGCGGCAAAAAATCGGCGAATGGCAGGCACGGGCGCGAGACTTTAGCAAGCAGACGGGATTAGAGCGCGAATATACACGCGAACACATCGGCACGAGTGGCGGGAAACAGCCGATGAAAACGACACCCAAAACCGAACTCACGCGCGCACACGCGGAGAATATGTTTCCCGATGAAAAATGGAATGAACGGGGCAAAAATATATTTGTAGCTGAAAACAGGGAGAGCCTCGCAAAAAGAAATTCGACCGAAAAAGATAAGTTTGAAAGAGAGCTTTCACAAGCAAAATTGTTACGAAATTCCGGTCATGTTGTGTATTTGCCGGCTGAAACAGGAAGCGGGAAACATTATGATTTTATTATGGACGGAGTACCTACAGAAGCAAAGCAAGTACAAGGTAACATAAATACTTTAGGGACGCAGTTTAAACGTGCTTTAAAACAGGGGCATAATATATTTATCCAGACAAAAGACAAAACCGTAAAAGACATATATTCAAAATTTATAGGTGAAACAAATACCCTTATTAAAAATAAGACAGAATTGAATGCTGATACTGAAATCTATGTGTGGATTGATAATAAAATGTATACATGGAAATTAAAAGAATTTATCGATATTGCAAAGCGTATTCGATAAAAACAGAAACCGCCCTAGTTGGCGGCTTCTATTTAGCTGAACGTAGGTTACCCCTTGTTCAATTATAATATACGACCTTATTTATTATTTGTCAAGCGTGAAATTTCATCAAAAATCAGAAAACAAAAATGACTATATACATGAGGGATTATGACGGGGACACAGATTTTTTTAGGCATTGTAGGCTTCGTCGGCTTTTCCGGCATCGTCACCGTCGTAAAGGTGATTATCGATTATGCCAATGTACGGAGTACGCAAGTGCAGTACAGAAAAGAGCTCGACGAAATTCGGCAGGACATTAAAGACTTCCGCCTGTATCGGCTCGCGATGACGGAGACGATCGCGGAGCTTACGACGTCAATAAAAATGATGAGTAATAACATCGATAAACAATTCGAAAAGCTCGAAAAGAAAATCGACGAAATGAGGAAACATCGATCATGAACATCACGGATATGCTTTTGACACCGAACGAGTACAGCCGCCCGAAAATCCAGATGCGGCGCGTGATGGCAATCGTCATGCACTGGACGGCAAATCCGAAAGTATCGGCGCTTAATAATCGAAATTATTTCGAGAGTAAGAAAACGGGCATGGGCGGCTACGGCTCGGCGCATTACATCATCGGGCTTGAGGGCGAGATTATCCGGTGCATACCCGAAAACGAAATCGCGTACCATTGCGGATCGAATAAACTCGATCCCGTAAGCGGAAGAACGTACACCGACGAAGCGCGAAGGCGTTTCGGGCACTACGCGCTCCGGCCGGCCGTTACCTCGCCGAACTATGTAACGCTCGGCGTCGAATTATGCCCGATAGACGATGCGGGGCATTTTAGCGACGCGACGATCGTTTCGGCGGTTGAACTATGCGCAAAATTAATAAAACGCCACAAGCTCACGACTGACGACATCACGACGCATCACGCTGTTGTCGGCTGGAAAAACTGCCCGAAACTTTGGACGGATCATCCCGATTTGTTTGAAGCGTTTAAGGCGAGCGTCGCGGATTATATGACAAGGGGGAATGTATGACAACACCGGCGGAAACGAAACCGAATAAATTAAAATCGGTGAAATTCTGGGTAACACTCTGGGCTGTCGGTATGGTGAGTTACATCGTTATCGGAAACCGAACGGAGTTTGCGCTTATTGCGCAATGGTTGTGTGCCGTGCCGCTTGCGTATCTCGGCGTAAACGTGTGGCAGAAGAAAATATATGAGGATAGCGCAAAATGACGGGAACGATTATCAGCACTGCAATCTCCGTTGTTATGGCGGTTTTTGCAGCGGGCGCATTTTACATTGCGCATATCGAACGGCGAGCGCGGAGAAAGGTAAATCGAGAATACATGGAGATGGTAGAACATGAAAAACAAATGGCAGAAAGCATCGCAGACGCAAACGCGAAAAAAGAGGAATTGCAAAGCGGCGATAATCGCGTTGATTTTGACGCCGGCATTGACGTGTTGCACGAGTACGCGAAAAAGAAGCGGTGATGTGCCGTATGTAAAGGTACCCGACCCGATACAAAAGGACGGGACAAGCGCGGTTATTTTAGACGCGGAGACGGACAGGGTGTCGATGCCGATGTGGTACTGGCGGAAGATTGTAAATTATATTATTGACACGCAGGCGGCGTTAAAAATCGCCGGAGCGGAAAAACAAAAATGACTATATATACAGAGGTGAAAAAATGAAAAAGAAAACATTTACGCTTGTAAGCTCCATTGTGGGCGGCATTTCGACAGTTGCAAGCGCGACGGTAACGTTCTTTCAGCCCGCGCATGCACCGGCAATCGTCGCGGGGATCGGTATTGCGTCGACAGCGACGATCAATATCCTCAACCTGTTTGTAAAAGAGGGCGAATAGCCTTCTTCCGGCGGTCGTGCGCACTTGCACCCGTGCGTCCGCCGTTTTTTGAAAATTAAAATGACTATATAAATGCGGAGCGCGACGCGTAAAACGGGCGCTACTCTATCGGCGGGCAACGCCGTTAAATATGCGTAAAGGGGAATGTATGAAACGGGAATTTTTGGAAGGCTTAAAACTTGAAGCGGACGTGATTGATAAAATCATGGCGGAAAACGGAAAGGACGTAAACCGCGAAAAGGCGAAGTTTGCGGACTATGACGAATTGAAAGCGCAGCTTGAAGCTGCGAACAAAACGCTCGATGGTTTTAAGGATTATGAGGCGGTAAAAGCCGACGTCGAAAAATACAAGGCGGAAAGCGAACGTATCAAAAAAGAAGCGGACGATAAAATCGCCGCGCTTGAGCGAAGCTCGAAAGTTAAAGATTTTTTGAGCGGAAAAAAGTTTGTAAACGATTTGACGCGCGAAGCGCTCGCATCGGAGCTGTCGAAACAGCTTGAAAGCGATGACGCGAAAGGAAAATCGCTCGACGAACTTTTTGAAGCGTTGACGAAAGACAAAGAGAATATCTTTGCCGACGATAAAAAACCTACGCCGCCGGTTACAACATCGATGACAGGTACGGGCGCAAAAGAAACGGGCGTGTTTGCTGCGTTTAAAAATTTGAACCCGAATCTTAAAATCGATTAAAGAGGCAAGGCCTCGAGGAGATTTTAATTATGGCAGTATCATTACAGGATAGATTTAGCCCGCTTGTTGACGCAAAGCTGCGGGCAACAATCGTGCAAAAAAATGGAATCGTTTGGAATACCAAATATGAAGGCAGTCCTAAAGCGGGATCGGTAAAAGTGCCGGTACGCGATACCGAAGTAAAGGTTGGCGCGTACGATAAGGAGAACGGCGCGACAAAAACGCACGCAATCGGAACCTTTTTGCCGGTGCTGATCGACAAGGATTACGCCGTCAACGAATTGATCGACAATTACGTTGCGGATGCGGTACCCGACAACATCGTCGCCGATCGTCTCGACAGCGCGGGCTATTCGCTCGGTTTGCAAATAAACAGCGACGCGACGGCAGAGCTTGTTAGAGGCGGCAAAGCGGCGACCAGCACAACCGCGCTCACAAAAGACACGATTTATAACGAGTTTGTAGACGCGCGGACGACGCTGTCCAAAAATAAAGTGCCGACGCAGAACCGTTTTGCGCTCGTAACGCCCGATGTGTATGCGCTCTTACTTAAATCGCCGGAGTTTATCAAAGCGAGCAATTTGGGTGATGATGTCGTGCAAAGTGGCGCGGTCGGAAGAATCGCAGGCTTCACCGTGTATGAGGACGTAACGCTGGACGGCGTCAAAAAGGGAGCGAATAAAGTCGAATTTATTTGCGGACATCCCGATTGGTGCTGCCGAATCGAGGAATGGGCAGTTGAACCGCACGTACAGGCGCTTGACCAGTCGGGCGTGTATATCGGTGCTTGCGCAGTACAGGGGCGCAAGATTTACGCGCATAAGGTAACGAAAGAAGCCGCCGTGCTTATTAAAACGGCAACTTAATAATTATTAATGGAGCGCCTCAAATGTTTGAGAACGTCAATTATACCTTTTATTCCGATACGCTCGGGCGAGCAGACGTGCCGACGGAAGCCGAATTTAATAAATACAAACTCGAAAACTTGTTATTTATTAAGCGGCTTTTAGGCGACGGTCTTATCGTCGAGCGCGAAGAACGCGGGATTGACAGCGCCGTCTGTATGATGATTGAAATCGACTACAAGGCGGCGCAAATTGCAACGGGCGAAGCACTCCCCTCATCGTCGGAAAGTATCGGAAGTTTCAGCCACAGCGAAAACACGAAAGCATACGATACGCAGCTTGAACTGAACGCGAAAAGCATCGAAGCGCAAAAGTATCGCGTGCTTTCTCTTTTTTGCGATGTAACGGCGGGGCGATTATGAGTAAACCTATCCCGTTAAAACTGCTTGTTCACACGATAACGGTGCGGCGCAATCTCGGCATCGACGAGGACAGAAATGTCATCTGGTCTGAACCCGAGACAGTCGCCCCTGTGCGGTGCGAGCCGGTAAAAGCGGAAACGCTTGCGGGAAACGGAGTGCAAAGAGACGATAAGCTCACGCTGTTCGTCGATTGTACGCACTCGTCGTTTGTCCCCGAAAAAGGTATGCAGGTTGAATTTCTCGGCACGGCCTACACCGTGCGCGAGGCGACGCCTTATTTTGCAGACACGGCGAACGTACACCATTATGAGGCGGCACTCGTATGAGTAAAAAGGTGTTTGAACTTGCGGCAAAGCTCGATTTTGATACGGCAAAAATCATGCAAAAAATTAACAAAAACGCATCCGCCGCACAAAAGCGACTTGACGCCGCAGTCCTTGCCGACAGTAACAAATATTGCCCGATGCAAACGGGAACGCTCCAAAAGAGCGCGATTATTGCTACCGTCATCGGAAGCGGGGTGATTTCGTGGGTAACACCGTATGCGAAAGCGCAATACTACGACTATCCCGATAAACGGCACAACCGTAACCCGAACGCAACGGGCAAATGGTTTGAAACGGCAAAGGCGCGGAGAATGAAAGAATGGGAGCGTATCGCAAATGAAGGGTATCGCGAAGCTGGTAAATGAGTATCTGAAAAAGGAACTCGACATACCGATTTACAACGACGTATTCGCGGACGATAAGGCGGGAGCGACGGACATCATTTGTCGTTACGATCCGAGTGAAGCCGCCGAACGGCGGTTTATCGACGGAACGCGGCGCGTTGAAGAACAGCTGTCGTTTTATTGCCGAAGCCCGAATGCAACACAAGCGCGCGATACGCTCGATGATATTATTAAAACGCTTGACAATCATCATATTTTGCGAATTGACGACGACAGGCTGATTTGCCAGTGCGAAGCGGTAACGTTGCCGCAGTTTGTGGATATGAGCGACAGCGGAAAAACGACGTACACGTGTACGGTAAAAATTATTTATAGGGAGTAATCTATGGCGGAAACATTGGAAGCAGGCGGCGAGCTTAAAAAATATCACGTCGCGTTATTTGTCTCGGAAGCGGGAACCGGCGCGCCTACGTTGACGCAGGTGTGTAAATCGACCGACAACACCATCACGCTCAACGCACAGACGGCCGAACGCGATTTTATCGTTGACCATGCGCCGACGACCATCATCGAGCGCTACTCGCCATCGTTGAGCGAGCCGCTCACGCTCGTAAAAGGGGAAAGCGATTATGACTTTTTCTGGAAAAAATTTTACGAGCTTCCCGTCGGAGCAAAAGCCAAAGGAAAAATGCTCATCGTGTTTTACAACGATGAGGAAAAAGCAGGCGGCAAGTCGAAGTTTAAATCGTGGTTGTGCAACGTGCTTTTCACGTTTGACAACCTCAATCCCGTTGATGGCACGCTTACCGTGAACACCAACATCAACGGCACGATCACCAAAGGTACCTGTGAAGTCGCAGGAAACGTGCCGACGTTCACCGCCGCAGCATGAGCCTTCTGACAAAACTCAATCTGCCGGATAGCGTTTGTGTGTCCGGCAGATTTTATAAGGTAAAAACAGGGCACACGTACTGGTTTCGTTTTGCTGAAATCATCGACGACGAAGACGCGACGCTCGACGACTTCGATTTTTTGTTTGATGGTAACGCGCCGGAAGACAAGAGAGAAGCGTTCAACGCCCTACTCGGTTTTTACTGGGAGAAAAAAGAAATCCCGCGCGCAACGGGCGAAGCGACGAGCGAGCGGATCATCGACTACAGCATTGATGCAGATTTAATCTATGCAGCTATTATGCAGTGCTACGGGATCGACTTGTGCGCGGGCGAGGTGCACTGGCACAAAGTGCGCGCGCTTATTGCGGGGCTTACGGGGACGAAGTTTAACGAGATTATGAGCTATCGTTGTTCGAAGCCCGGCAAAGATAAAACGATGGCGAAGCTGAAACGTATCTGGGCATTACCCGTAAAGGAGAGCGCGGAAAACAGAGCGGCGCGGGAACGGTTTAATAAATTGCTGGAGCGTTAATTTTTTCGGAACAGCAGTCCGAGCGCGACGAGTAAATCGATTTTTTCGGGAGCGACGGACGGGAGTTTATCGTCAAGGCGTTTGTGAACGAATTTAACGAGAAGCCAAACGAGGTAGTAAAAGCCTAAAACGGCGCCGATTATCACGACAAGAATTATTAAACCGACCATCGTGTCCCTCGTTTTAAATATTATAGTAAAACGTGAAAAAGTCAAGGAGATTTTTTTTTATGGCAGCACCCGACGGCGGAATAAATATTGAAACACGATTAGACACACACAAGACCGAAAAAGATTTAAAATCACTATCGAATAAATTATCGTCGTTCGGGCAATCGATACAGGGCAAGTTTAAGAACGTAGCGATGCCGTTTACGGAACTATCGTCCGCGTTGGGATTGGTAAAAGGCGCGGTGTCGACCGTTTCCGCCGTTGTAAGCGATTTATCGAAATCATATATCGAGCAGACAAAAGCAGAAAAGCAGCTTGAAATCGCCGCACGAAACAACCCGTATTTGAACGATTCGAACGTTTCCGCACTTCGAAATTATGCGTCTGAAATCCAATCGCTTACGGTTTACAGCGAGGGCGAGCTTTTGCCGATGATGGCGCAGTTATCGGCAAGTGGGCGTACGCAACAACAGATTATGGATATCATGGGCGCGGCTGTCGACGTTGCCGCGTCCGGCACAATGGATTTAAACAGTGCCGTCTCCGCGCTCAATGCCACGTACAACGGTATGGCGGGGACGCTCGGACGGCAAAACGGCGCGATAAAAAACCTCACCGAAGAACAGCTGAAAAACGGCGACGCGGTAAAAATTGTTGCCGAACAGTATAAGGGCATGGCGTCCGAAGTCGCAAAAACGACGGGCGCTGGCACGCAATTAAAAAACGCATTTGACGATTTGAAGAGCGTACTCGGAAAACCGTTTGTTGAAGCGATGACGCCGATAGCCAATTTTTTTACCGACCTTATCAACGGATGGGTTGAGGCAAGAAAGAAAAAAGATGAATACTACGGCGCAAAGGAAGCGGAGAAATCCGACAAAACAACGCTCGATCAAGATAAGCTCTTACTACAAGAGGAGCAGAAACGATTTAAGAGCATCGACGAGCAATTAAAGTATTCCGACAAAAGAGCGCGCGAAGCGCTTACGAAATATAACTCGATGAGTAAGAGCGGCGTATTCGGCGAATTCTCCGCAGACGTACAGGCCGCAAAACGGGAGCTTGATGAATGGAACAAAAACACCGGTAAGCTCGCCGAACAATGGCAGGCGTCGAAATCGCGAATTGAACAGCTGACGGCGAAAGTACAAAAACGGGCGCAGTCGGAAAGCGACGAAGCCGCGAGAGCAAAGGCAGCAGAGGACGCAAAAAAGGCAGCCGAAGCGGCGGCCGCGATTGAAAAGGGAAACAACGACAAAGCCGAAGCCGCACTGAAAACATATCGCGAAACGATTGCGACGAAAGAAAAAGAGCTTGAAATAAGGCTACAAATAAACAACGAAACCCACGAACTCTCGGAAGAAGAATTTGAACAAGGAGCAAATGAAGAGATGCTCCAAACGCGAATTGCCGCGTATATCAAATTGATACAGGACGCGCAAGGGACGATCACGGGAGAAGCGGAACGCGAACGGGTCGAGCGCGAAAAAATACTTGAGCTTACAGAAAAAACGACAAGCGCGCAGAAAGAAGCGGAAGCAGAAGAAGCGAAAAAGGCGCTATTGAAAGACCTCGATGACGCGCTCGGCGGTGAAAAATTGAAGCAGTCGGAGATTATGGCGAAACAAATATCCGACCTTGAAATCGAATACGAAAAACTCACCGCTGAAAAGAAAGCGGAAATCAATGAAGAATACACGCAAAAACTGAAAGAGCTTTCAGACAAACGGCAACAGATGATCGCCGAAGAAAAAGCGGCGGACGAGCGAGCGACGCTCGAATCGGTCGGAAAGAAAATCGAAATCATAACCTCGTTTGCCTCGCAGTATACGAGTATTTTGGCGACCATCTCCGACCTTGTAACACAGCAGGCAAAAAACGAAGCGACGGTAAAACAGGCGGAAGTCGAAAAGCAGTATCAGCAAGGAATTATTAGCCAAGAAGAATACACAAAACGAAAAAGCGAAATCGAAAAAGAAGCGGCCGAAAAGACATATCGTATACAGATGTGGCAATGGGCGGGGAGCATTGCGCAGGCAACGGCAAATACGGCGCAAGCGATGGTATCAACCCTTGCACAGGAAGCGGGGCCGGCAGCATTAAAAATCGCAATGGCGGCGATGGTTGCAGCGGCGGGGGGCGCGCAGCTTGCAACGATTATTGCAAACAAACCGATCCCGCCGAGTAATTTTGCAACCGGCGGTATTGTCGGCGGTACGAGTTATACCGGCGATCGCGTTACGGCGAACGTGAACTCCGGCGAGATGATATTAAACCGCGCTCAGCAGCGCAATCTATTCGACAGCATAAACTCAAACTCACTCGGCACAAAGCCGCAAATGAACGTAAAGATTTTTAATTCGGCGTCGAACGAAGTATCGGCACGGCCGGAGATGACCGAAGACGGAATGCGGATCATGATACGAAAAATCGTAAGCGACGACATCGGAAGCGGGCGAATGAATAAAAGTCTCATCGCCGCGCAATCATCGTTCGGCGGTACGCGATATACGAATTAGGGGGATATATGGTTTTATGGCCTGCAGGGGTAAATAAATCAGCCTACGGTATGAATACGGGCGTAAAAGAAAATATCAAAATGACGGAGTTTGAAAGCGGAAAATCGCGCACGTTTTTATTAAATTCTGCGCCGAAACATACATTTTCGTTCAATATCGATTTTTGGTCGGACGAGGAAGAACGCGCATTTTGGACGTGGTATGACAACGTCCTGCTTTCGGGTTCGGAAAGTTTTTTGTTCCCCGATTTGTTTACGCACACGGGAACGACGGAATACATAATGACCGATACTCCGTCCGTTTCGGGGCAGATGCCGAAAACCGTATCGATCACCGTGAGGGAAGTATGAACGCAAGTTTCGAAAAGCTCGCGCAACAGCATGGGCGGTATTCGCTCCCGTATCTTATTAAATTACACGACGATAAAAACACGATCGTTATGCGATTTGTAAACGACGTAAAAAGCGTAACGTTTAACGGCGACGTATACACGGCGGGGACGTTTAGTTACAAACCGAATTCGAGCGAGCAAGGGTTTACCGGCGGCGGGACGCTTGAAATAAGCGTACAGGGAAACGCTGTTATCGATTTAGTCGAAACGCATCGCGAGGTACGTCTTGAGGTTGTCGGCTGTATCATGCAGGACGGGAACATAGCGGAGCTGAAATCGTTCAGGCATCACTACGGGAAAGTTAAAACCGACAGAGCAACGGCAAAGTTTACCTTTGAAAAAGACGACCGCTTATCGATGACATTCCCCGCGCTTATCTGGAGCGCATTTAATAATCGAGGGAACTCATGAAATGGGACGACCTATTGACCGTACCGTATAAAGCGAACGGACGCGATATGTCGGGTATGGATTGTTACGGACTTGTACTCGAATGTTGCAGAAGAGCCGGAACGCCGCTCCGCGATGTGCGCTACGAGGGCGCGGAGATTTCCGCCGACACGCTTAGTTTTTATACGCGAAAAGTAAACGTTCGCCCGATAGAGAGCGCGGAAGCAGGCGCGGTTATTGAATGCGAATATGAAGGGAATTTGCATATCGGTTTTTTGATTGATACAAAAACCGTTTTACACATGACATACGCGGGTATGCGTGTATCGCCGCTTTTAGCGCTGCGAAATGCGCGATTTTATAAGGTGGTAAAAAATGAAAGCGCTTGTGTATAAAAACTTATCCGATGCGTTTGATGTCGTCGATATTCCCGTTGGAAAACCTGTAAATCACGTTATCGAAATCGATCGCGAGCATACCGTCGTTATCGTAAATGGAAAAACACAACCCGCCGATTATATTGTGCAGGAAAACGATGTGATTATTATCCGTACCGTACCGGCGGGCGTTACAACAGGACTTTTGATAACGGCAATCGTCGTCGGTGTTGTAGCACTCGGTGCGGGTATATACGCAGGGGTAAGGGCGTATCAGGCGCGAGAGGCGGCAAAACGCGCGGAAGAAGAAATCGAGAAGATGAAAAACCGCTCGAAAGACGGCATCGTAAACCTGCCGTATATTCGCGGTGCATCGAATACCGTCGCTACGGGCAAAACCGAACCGTATATCATCGGCGAACATCTTTTCGTCCCGTACATCCTCAATACCGGCGGTAAATATCGCGGGTATTCGGTTATCGACGGGGAGAACGGGAAAAATCAATATTATGTCCTTGTTCTCGAGGGCGGTTTTAATAAACAAGTTATCCGTCGCCTTGCAAGCGACGATGTTACGCTCAAAACGTGGAGCGGCGATACACCGCAAGAGGGCGTATATCAATTCGACGCAGGCGTATTTTATGACGCAGGCTCGCTCATCGAAATTGCGCAGGACGGGAAGCCCTTTGATACTCCCGAATTTAATAAAAAAGTCGTACAGCAAACGCTGAACGATAATCTTCGGAAAAAGGACGATGAGCAGTACGAAGATTTGATTTACACACTCGAACGCTATTCGATGGCGGCGGACGTGTGCATTTTATTCAACGGGCTTTTGGCGTACAACGACGACAGCGACAAAATAAATCGGAGCGTTACGGTTATCCCGTCGTATTCGCTCGACGGCGGAATAACATGGACGCAGTTTTATTTTAATCAAAACGGCACACAAAGCAATACGTTTACCTATCGGACACTCAATCAGCTGCGTTTTAATGCGCATATTGATTTTAATTTTAATAAAGTAAAAAATCTTAATCAGCCGATTATGATAAAGCTCTCGTGTACAACGTCGAAGTATAAAGGCTCCGCATACGATCAGTGTTATGTGCAATGGGTACAATCGACGATCTACAATCCCGACGAATCGAAAACGGGTTTTGTGCCGGAGAAAATCATCGGGGAGACCGAAGCGAAGCTCTCGACGACTATCGGCTTAAAAATAAAATCGACGACGAGCAATCAAGATAAACTCAAAAAAATAAACGTCATTACGTGCGGAACGGCGCGCACGTGGAACGGCGTACAATGGAGCGCTGAAAAAACGCCGACGCGAAATCCCGCCGCATGGCTTTTGGAAGTGCTTACTTCGCCGACACATACACCCTCGCAATGCGACGACAGCGAAATCGACCTTGCATCGTTCGGCGCACTGTATGAGTTTTGCAAGCGGGAAAAACTCACGTGCGATATGGTACTTACGGACGGCGAGCCGAAAGAAAATGTGTTACAGAAAATCTGCCAAACATGCTACGCGACACTGTATCAAGACATCTATGGGAAAATCTCGGTTGTATCGGACAGCAAAAAAGAAAATGCGATAGCCGTCTTGAACGAGCAAAACCTCATATCGTTTTCGTATGAAAAAGACCTTGCACGGCGCACGGACGGGATAAAAATAAAATACATAAGCCGCGAAGCCGACTATGCCGAAGACACGTGCCTTGTTATGCGTAAAGGCGCGGTGCGCAACAGCGAAAGCATTTTGCGCGATATGAATGTAACGGGCATCACCGAGTATAAACAGATTGTGAAGTATGCGCGCTACGTTATGGCGTGCGACGAACTCCGCCCAAAAACGGCAACCGCCCGCGTCGGAAAAGAGGGTATATTTTTTACGCCGCTTGCAAAGGTGCTTGTACAGCACCCCTCGCTTAAAATAGGGCTGGGAAGCGCCCAAATAAAAACGGTTATAACAGAGGGTGCAAATATTACGGGGCTTCGGTTGTATGAACCGCTCACGCTCGATACGGCACACGATTTTACCGTGATAATACAGTGCATCGGAAATGATTATTGTACGCCTCTTGCACGCGCGATAAAGCGGTACAACGGACGCACGAAAGAAATCGAGTTTACCGAGCCGATAGCACTCACAAGCCCGATACAGCCGCACGCGGGCGACATTTTATCATACGGCTACCAAACGGAAACCGTTACAAGTCAAATGCTCATCACGGGCATACAACCCGATGACGACGGCTACACACTCACGCTCGTCGATTACAACGAGGCGATTTACGACGCGGGCGATATCCCCGATTATACTCCGAACATATCGCAATCGGGCGAGGGCGCGACAGGCACGATCCCTGCGCAGGCAGTAACGCCGGAAGATTTGGCGCGCGTACAACGCACCATCATAAGCCCGTCGTTTTATGTTCTCGACGTATCGCCCGAAATACAAAGCGTACCGTGCAAAGCCGACGGAACATTGTTTGACAACACGGCGACGGTCGAGATCATTGCGAAGCTGTATTTCGGCATAGACGATACGGACAAAGGCATAAACCGTTCTGCGGCGCTTGAAGACGGAACGATCGTCGGAACATGGGATGATAACGTTTTGACGATCCCCGTGTCATTGCTCACGTCAAACACGCTCCGCATATTTATCACCGTAAGCGACAGCGAAAGCAGAACACGGACGGCGATCGCTACGGTAAATAAATTGTACGCAGGCGATACACCGTTCACGTACATTATGCGTTTGAGTGAAAACGCGGTACGGGTAAGCGAAGATAAAGAAATTATCCCCGCAAAAATCGCGGCACAAAAATTAATAAAATCGGGCGCGGATTATATCGATACCGACTACGGCAATATAACCGTATCGATCGACGGCGGAAAAGAACAGCCGGTAAAAACGGGCGATGTATTTGTATTCATCGAAACCGATAACAGTTTTCTCGGCGACGACGCGGGGCGATTTATATTGTTTGACGATGCCGACTATGCCGCGAACGGCGTAAAAATCCCGTACGGCGCGAAGCAGTTGATTTTCCGCTACCGCACACCCGAAAATGTGATTATCCAAAGCGAAACCGTGCCCGTTTTATACGACGGCGCGAAAGGCGATAAAGGGCAACGCGGCTCATCTTATTGGGGTACGAAAAAACCGGACGAAGCGGTATACGGCGATTATTACCTCGACGTGAACGATGGGTATATTTACGAGTACAGCGCGACGTATAATGCGTGGGTAAAAATCACCGATTACAGCGATTTCCGTTATAAGCAGGCAATGAACGATATGCTCTCGGTCGCGGAACACGCGCCGAATATACAGTTTCTCGCCGTCGTAAACGCATGGGTAAAAAACCTCGTCGCGGGTACGGCGCTTATAAACGAATTGTTTGCGAAAAATATCATCGCACAAAATAAAATTGCGTCGAGCAATTATTACGACAAACACGGGAACCCTACAGGCAGCGGGTTTTTGATAGACGCGCAGGCGGGCGACGCAGATTTTAATAACACGAAAATGAAAAATGCCCATATTTATGGGAATTCCGTTTTTGAGGGTGAAATAAAATCTGGAGCGCTTGAGCTTACCAATGAACAGGTTTCCGCGCAGTTGTTACAAAACCCCTATTTTCCCGGAACGAATCCCGTTAATGGAGTTTGGCAATGGTTTTATGTGTTTGGATTTATTGATAAATTAAAAAAAAGAGTGTTTGAATGTGAAATGTATAGCAGTAGAGATGGCGCTGTAGTTTACCCTTCTTTTTTGCGACTTAATAAAGTAGGAAATAATTCCATTAGCTCTACAATTGAAGGGTATGATATGAGCGGTAATTTAATTGGGGTTTATGGGGGATGGGCTTGGACTAACGGATTGCCCGCAGGAAGCTTCAAATTTAAATTGGCAACTACACAAGGACGTGTTATGCGTTTAAAACATTTACCTAGTAGTCCTGCAGGCGAAAATGTAGTATGGAAAGACACGAATGGCTTTTTGCGAATTACATAACCTAGACAGACTTATTTTATTGTGATATTCTATGTACGGTAGGAAAATATATGAAAAAATACGTTTTGAATTTTTACATTTTTATATTTTTTTCGGTTTTAACATATAGCCTATTTGCCGAAGAGGGAATCAAGAGCCATGATACATATCTTGGGCTTGGGTATGGGTATGATATAGCATTTAAAAACGCTACTTTTGATGGCATTGCAGGTAATAAAGCAAAACAAACCCATGTCCTCTCTCTTGTTTCAGAAACATATTTTAACAATACGCCGTTTGGCCTGTATGCTTCAATAGGTACGGGAAAAACAGAGTATATGAAAATTAAAACAGAAAACAATAACATCGGTTCCAATCTTTTTTTATCGGATTTTTTCTTAGATAGCGCTTTAGGGGCAACGGTTAAATATGGTAAAAAATGGCTTACATTAAGTTGTGCTACAAGTTTGTGCGCCCAATATGGAAGTTTTATGTTTTTATATACAGAAACTTCCAATCAAAAATTCTATTCAGAAACATTTTTGAAAATTGGTTTAGAGGCATTACTAGACGCAAAAATTCATACTGGTGAAAAATGGTTTTTTAGCTTCGGTTTAATTGGCAGATGGAATTTCTTAGATGTTATATATCCTGCGAATACTCCACCTTTATTTTCAAAGGAAACCTTAAAAACATCTTTTAATATTCGACCACGTATATCAAGTGGATTTGTTTTATAAAACATCTAATTACAATAAATCCTCAAATAATATTTTTTGTCACTTTCATTAAAATAATTCTCATAACGATAACCGCCGACATCGCAAGTAAAATCAAATTGTACATCGGTAGG